TGGATCATCTCGGAGGACGCCGACTCGGACTCTGGATGGGTCATCAGACCCATCCCGCCGATGTGGATCGATGGCTATGCCGGTGGCGACCTTTTCGAACCCGATGAGGTCATCATCAGGAACCCTGAAACTGGGTATGAGTCCTATATCCCCATGAGGGACTGCATCCTATGGCATGGTTATGACCCGATGGATCCCCGATACGGGGTGAGTCCTGTGAAGGGACTGAAACAAATCCTTAAGGAACAGATCGAGTCATGGGCATATCGGAACCAGATGTGGGAGCGAGGCGCGAGGATGCCTGCGTACATCTCTCGCCCGATCGAGGCCGAGGCATGGGATGACGAGGACATGGACCGCTTCAGAGAGACGTGGCAGGACGCCTTCGCAAAGAGGGGGCATTCGGCAGGCTCCACGCCTGTGCTCGAGGATGGAATGCAAATCAAGGCATCGCCATCGTTCGACATGCAGAATGCTCAGTGGGAGCAGGCCAACGTCCTCGGCATGCAAATCGTATGCGCAATGTATCATGTCAAACCATCCATGCTCATCGATGGTCAGCAGACGTACGCATCAGTCAAGGACAATGCGCGTGCGCTATATACAGACACACTCGGCCCCGATATCAGGATGATATCGGAGAGGCTCACCCGCTACCTCGTGCCGCGCCTCGGTGTGGATGATAGGACCTACATCGAGTTCGACCTGAACGAGAAACTGAATGGAAGCTTCTCTGACCTCGTGCAGGTGCTCCAGTCCAGTGTAGGTGGCCCATGGCTCACGAGGAATGAGGCTCGTGCCCTCGTCAATCGAGCAGCCATCGATGGCGGTGATGACCTCATCGTGCCTCTGAATGTCACGACTGGCGGGCTAGCATCGCCACGCGATACAACATCTGACTCGTATGCCGCCTCATCTGGACCTCGTACTATAAAAGACGCCATGAAGGGCGATGCCGGAGAGAAGGCGGACCCGGCCGACACTACGATGTCGCCGCCTTCCTCGCCCGACCTCTTTCGTGGCTTTAACAGGCTCGAGATGGAGGTAGACCGGGAGGCGCGGGACCGCATAGAGCGGACGCTCGCAAAATTTTTCGAGCGTCAGGAGCGTGCTGTGCTGTCTAAAATCGGAGCGACCAAGGGGACCAAGGCAGATGCCGAGGCGTCGTGGTACGACGAGGAGCGCTGGAATAGGGAGCTAGGCGATGACCTCTATGATGACATCTATGACCTGGTGTCTGTTTACGGCCTTGAGGTCATGATGAGCCTGGCAGAGGACCCGAGCATGTGGTCAGCGCCCCGGGCGTCAGCGTACGTCCGAGCGGTCGCAGATGCCCGGGCCCGCTCTATCAACCAGACGACGCTCCGCGACCTGCTCCGCGCCATGTCTGGCGAGGTGCCGGAGGATGACGAGAAGGGCACGCCACGTGGCGTTTTCGATTACTCAAAGTCCTTCCGCGCGGCTGTCCTCGCTGACCTCATCTCCACGAGCATGTCCTCATGGGCGATGAGCGAGGCGGTCAGGCAATCGGGCCGAGGCTCGGAGGTCTGGAAAATGTGGGTGGTCACGAGCGGGAACCCCCGCGACACCCATGCGGCGATGGATGGCGAGACTGTCCGCTTCGACGATACGTTCAGCAATGGGGCCAAGTGGCCCGGCGACACTGGGGCACTGGATGTCGGTGAGATAGCGGGGTGTCAGTGCCGCATGGACCTGCTGATACCCTAAGGAGATATAAAATGCAAAAAAAGTCATTCGACCTGATATATGAGGCAACCGAGGACGTCGCCGATGGTGGCGAGGTCCTCGCATATGCGAGCACATTCGACCGCGTCCCCGACTCATATGGGGACGTGGTAGCGAGAGGTGCCTTCGCTAAGACGCTGGCTGACTGGCAAGCGTCAGGCAATCCAATCCCACTGCTTTTTGGTCATCGGACTGACGACCCGAGGATGAACATCGGCGCGGTCATCGAAGCCGAGGAGGACGAGCGGGGGCTGAAAATCCGCGCCCGCTTCGACGAGGAGAACGAGATAGCCCAGTACACGCGGAAGCTCGTCAAGGAGGGCCGGCTCACGAAGCTGTCATTCGCATATGACACGCTGGACGCGGCACCGGTGGTACTCGCTGATGGGACTCGGGCGAATGAGCTCCGCGAGATGAAGCTCTATGAGGTCAGCCTCGTGCCCATCCCCGCGAATGAGCTCACAGAGGTCATCGAGGCTAAGGATGGCGAGCGCGCTGCTGACATCGTGGAGGCTCTCGCCGAGGACGCCTCGGTGTCTGACGCGGAGGATGTCGCCAAGCCTGTCACCAAGGCTGACGAGGTGGAGGTCAAGGCGCCTGCTGATGAGGTAGACGACGCGCTGTCTACTATCGCCCAGCTGGCTGATAGGCTGGATAGCATCGCCGAGATGATAGACGACATGGTGAAGCGGATCGCGGTCATGATGCCCGCGGACGAGGAACCGAAGCAGGATACAGGTATCGACGTCAAGCAGGCTGACGAAGCCGACGCTGACTCAGAGGACAACGAGGAGGCCCCTCATGAGGGTAACTCGGAGGTCAACGAGAAGGCAGACGCGACGATGGCTCGCATGACGAAGTACATATCATAGGAAGGACATCAGTATGAATGTCAAGGAAAAGAGGGCGGCGCTCGTGGCCGAGCTGCAGGGCCTCGTGGAGAGCGTGAAGGCAGGCGACGAGGCGAGCATCAAGCGCGCCGACGACATCGTGGCCGAGCTTGAGGGCATCGACGAGCACCTCGCAAAGGCAGCCGAGAAGGCCGACACCCTCGCCAAGCTTGGGGAGACCTCCAAGCACACTCACAAGGGAGTCAAAATGAGCAATGAGATCAAGAGCCTGGGCGGCGCCGCTGTCGAGGCCATCAAGAAGGCCGGCCTGATGCGTGGCGCGCAGCCCGGCACCGCTGTCGCAGAGTTCAAGGCTGCCACCGACACCATCGTGGAGCCTGTGCCCGGCGACATCCAAATCAGTGACCGCGTGGTCACCTACCCAAATGGGGCCTTGTATGTCAGGGACCTTTTCCCGACCGAGTTCGTGAGCGCCCCGACGATCGGCTTCTATCAGATCACGACCGAAGGCACCGCTGACACTGTGGCCGAGGATGGGGCCAAGCCTCAGCTGAGCGCCGATGGCGTCCTCAAGACTGTCGCCCTCACGAAGGTCGCCGGCATCATGAAGATTACCGACGAGATGCTCGAGGACTATCCGCGCCTCGTCTCTGCCATCGACCGCCGCGGCGTCTATGCCAAGGATCTCGCGGTCGAGGACCAGCTCATCAATGGCACCGGCACCGCGCCTGACATGACCGGCCTGCTCGCTGGCGGCATCAACACCGCCACGTGGGTCAATGGCGGTGGAGCCGCTGATATGGCTGAAGCCATCTACAGCGCCGCCATGCAGATTAAGCTCACGACTGGCTATGCCGCAGATGGCGTCATCATCAACCCGGCCGACTGGGCCACTATCCGCCTCGCAAAGGATGGCAACGACCAGTACTACGCCGGCGGCTTCTTCGAGGGTCAGTATGGCACCCAGTTTGGTGGCCTCTACCCAGAGCTCTGGGGCATGCGTGTCGCCATCTCTGCATTCTGCCCGCAGGGCACCATCATCGTGGGCGCCTTCAGGCAGGCCTCCGCGCTCGCCATCAAGGGCGGCACGCGCGTCGAGACCGGCTACGATGGCGTCGACTTCTCTCACGACCGCATCACGCTCCGCGTGGAGGAGCGCCTCGCACTCGAGATCTTCGAGCCGCAGGCCTTCTATGCACTGACCGAGGCTAAGTAGGAACCGGAGGGAGGCAGATGATGCTCACCACAGAAAAGCTGGCGGAGGCCATCTCCGCCTCAGGCATCCAGCGCGGCGCCAAGTCAGGCGAGGCGACCATCACCATGAAGGCGGCGACAGATACCATCGTCACGCCGCAACCCGGTACGACGCAGTATGACCCCGATGTGGTCATCCCGCGACATCGCTTCGCTGTCAGGGAGCTCATCCCTGAGTATCCTGTATCCGCAGGCCATGTCGGCTTCTACACGCTGACGCCTGAGGGCGCGGCTGGCGTCGTGGCAGAGGATGGGGCCAAGCCCCAGCTGAGCGCCGAGGCGACGCTCACGACGCTGCCCCTAGTCACTGTCGCAGGGATTTTCAAGGCCGCTGACGAGATCCTCGACGACTATGCTCGTCTCACCGCTGCCATCCAGCAGGAGGGGCGCGACCAGAAGGACCTCGTCGTGGAGGATCAGATCGTAAATGGAACTGGCGCCTCGGGTCAGATGACTGGCCTGCTCACATCCATCTCGTCTACCATCACGTCTGGTGCGCTGGCTGATATCCTCGCAGGACTCACCGATCTGGAAGCTGCGGGCTATGCCCCCGATGGCATCGTGATGGCTCCATCGACCTTCAGGGGTCTCATCACGCCGACCGCATCGGATGCCATCTCGTATCTCACCGATATCGATGCGCGGCCGACGATGTTCGGCGTGCCTGTGGTCCTCACGACCGCAATCGCCGCCGGCTCGGTCATCCTCGGCGACTTCC